TTCGTCGGCATACGCTCTGACGAAAGCCTCAACCGTTTTCGCACCATCGTTCAATCGAAGAAGGTCACGAAGGACGGAAAGCGGTATACGTCGCTTGTGAGCGCGAACGTCTACAACGTTTACCCAATCTATGATTGGCGAACGGAAGATATCTGGACGTGGCACGCGAAGAACCCGGAAGCGCCGAGCAACCGGCTTTACGACATGATGCACAAGGCCGGGCTCAAGATATCGCAAATGCGTATCTGCCAGCCTTACGGAGACGACCAGCGCCGCGGGCTATGGCTGTTTCACATCATCGAACCTGAGACGTGGTGCAAGGTTGTGGCGCGCGTCAATGGTGCCAACGGTGGTGCTCTATACGTTCAGGAGTGGGGCAACATCAACGGCTATCGCGGCGTGACAAAGCCGGCGAACCACACGTGGCGATCGTTCGCGGAATTGCTCGTCAACAGCATGCCGCCGAAGTCTCAGGAGCACTACCGCAACAAGGTGATGTTGTTCGAGAAGTGGTGGATGGAACGGGGATATCCCGACGGCATTCCTGATGAAGCCGCTTATGAAATGGAAGCTGCGAGAAAAGCGCCGAGCTGGCGCCGTGTGTGCAAGAGCCTCTTGCGGAATGACTACTGGGGCAAGGGCATGGGTTTCAGTCAGCACAAGTCGGAAGCCTACACCAAGTATTTGACGCTGATGAAAAAGCGCAAAGAGAAGTGGGGCGTTCACGAGGAACAGCTTGGCTTCCACATGGATGTTCCAGAATGAACCCCCACCGCTCCGGCATGGACTACCTACTCGGGATAGATCAGCAATCCGACGAGATGAAACTCGTTCTCACGAAAGCCCTAACGGCTCTCAGGCTATCCCGTCCCATAAACGGAAGATCCGCAGAGCAGATCAGGGCGGCTAGGGCGGCGATAACGGAACAACTCAGGAGGGCAGCGTGAAGTGGATCAGCGAAGACGGTGACGGCTGGCGGTGGCGTTTTGCGCTGCTTCCGCGCTCAATCCGTATAGAAGGCGGTCGGCGTCAATGGGTGTGGTTGGAATGGTATCGGGTTCGATTTTGCGGGGATCACTACGAGGTGTTCATTCCAGGAACGCTGTCATGATCCCCGCCACCGCTCTTGCTTATCTCCAAGCCCTAGAGGACGCTATGCCGTTGAAACCTCGAGTTCGCGTGAAGGCCCAAGGAATCCCGATTGCCGGCGTTCTCGTGAAGACGACCGACACGGGGAAAACGGTCATCGTCAAGAAGGACACCGCTCCCCCTCACGTAAGGGCTGGAAGGCGGAGGAAGGCCGGGAAGGTGACGGGGGCGAGGGCAGCGAAATGAGCAACTGGCGAACCGAATGGAGATACTCTGCGCTGTACGACGACATCGGCGATAGAATTGATGAGTGGGTGGCAAAGGCCGCGCCTTATGGCGACAGCATGGAGCTTGAAGCAAAGTATTGGGAGCCGGTCATCAAGGCCATTGAGAAGGTATTGGAACACGTCGAATCCGAAGCCATCGCAGCCGAACGCGAAGCATGTGCCACGATCGCTGAAGGCTTCATTCCACCAGCTGAAGCCGCCAGGAAAATTGATTTTCAGCTTTGCATTCGAGATGCTGCGTTATCTGAACGCATCGCCGCCGCCATCAGAGCAAGGGGACAGACATGAGCGTCCGCAGTTCCGTTGCCCAGCGTTGCGGCACTTGCAACAAATGGAACGGCGTCGGGGCAAACATGGGGATGTGCGGCTATATTCCGCCGCCCGTCCTCGAAAAGCTGTTCAGCGCTCTCAATGGCGCTCCCAACCCGATTGTTGCAAAGGCGAAATATGAGGCCGCAGCGAGCCTGACCGAAATCAATCGGTACTGCTCAGAATGGGAGCCGAAATCCTAACGCCTACGAGTGCCCGTGCGTATCAAACACGGACAGAACCATGAGCAATCGAGCCGTAGTCTACAGAACCGCCCCCCAGAAGGAGTTCAAGGCCGCTGAAGAATTGACCCGCGCCGGCTACAGCCCGGAACTGCCAACCGAGACGATCGAGCGCCACACGCCAGGCCGAAAGCCGACCGTTCGCACCGTCCCGATTATGCGGCAGTACATCAGCGCCAACGGCAAGCCTCATGACGCGAAGTACGTCAAGAAAGCAATCGGCACGGTTGATCCCGTCGAGATCATTCGGCTAAAGACCACGATGGACAGAATACAAGAGCGGGCGCTATTAGCGACAAACCCGTACCAGATCGGCCAGCCGGTAAGCCTTGGGGAGGTTCCTGGCGTGGTCGCATCGACGGTTGGGGAACAGTGCTTTGTCGCGGTAACTATGCTCGGCAAGCAGCATCTACGCCCCGTCCACTATTCGCGCCTTCGCCCCGGTTGACCGTGTGTCGAAAATGAGGCATAAAGCGCATGGATGATTTGCGCGTCGTTTGTAGTGCGCAAACCCAGGCTCCGGATTTCACCGTTGAGCCACGATAGCAGAAATGCGCCCAAAATTCTCGGCCGCCCGCATGACCGTTCCGGGAGGTAAGAGGGTAGGTCGTTAAAATGACCCGCCGAGATACGCCACTCACCTAACAGCTACTCACGCGTCAGCTTGCAGGCCCGACGATGAGCAACCTAACACCCGGAACCTGAACACCACATGACGTTAGCGGTCGCCTTTGCCATTGCTGGCGCTCTCGCCCTAGCCACTGTTCACGCATGCGTTCCCTGCGCTCAAAGCGAAAGGTAATCCCATGCACATCGACACCATGGCCAAGCGAGCCAAGCAAGTCGGGTTCATCGCTACCGCCATCACATCGGCCGTCACCGCTCGGTTCGGCTGGCTGCAGGGCGAGGATGCCGTTACCTCGATCGTCTATGCGGTCGGCCTCGGCCTCGCGTCCTTCATGGTCGGATATGGATTGGTCTTCGCCTGGGAATCCCGCAAGCGCAACATGCCCTACGGCGTCACCATCGCATCCGTTGCCATCTTCGCGATTGCAGTAGTCGTGGAGGTACTGTCTCACGTCGGCGCCAACGCGTCGGCCCGTACCCACGACATGACCAAGGCCAGCGAGCAGACCAACACCTACGCAGACACCCGCGGCCAACTCGAGCAAGCCCGCGCCGATCTCGCCGCCATCAAGCCAGGCCGTGCACCCGCACAGATCAGCGCCGACATGGCCAACATCGAAACCCGCCCCTGGTTCGCCGGTACTGCCAACTGCTCCAACCCCGGCGGCTATGCCAACTCGTGCCGGCGCTACAACGCTTTGAAGGGTGAACTCGCGACCGCTCAGAACCGCAACATGCTTTCGCAGAAGGTCGAGAAGCTCGCCGGCACCAGCGCCACATCATCTGCCGGCCACAGCGTTGCCCTTGCCCAAACCAAGGCGATTGCATCCTATGCCACGTGGAGCACCAACCCCGGCGCAGAAGATCAGGCCAAGACCAACATGGCCATCACGCTCATTCTCGCGCTGTACTTCGTGAGCCTTGGCCTCATCAATCTGGTGGCCCAGGCTTTCGACCCGGAAGACGGCACGCGCACCGCCGCTCAGCCTTCCGCCGAGATCATCCATCCGACGTTCGCACAGCCCAAGCCTGCACCCACACAGCAGAAGATAGACGGCACCACTCCCATTGCCGAGATTATCCGCCAGAAGCTAGCCGCAGCATCGTAACCCTGAAAGGACACTCCCATGGCCATGAAACCCAAGCCCAAGCCCGCACCGTCGAAGCCCAAGGGCAGCAAGTGCTGATGGCAGACACAGAGACCAAAGCGAAGCCGGCCAGACATCAACCAAGCTTCGCAACTACCCTGCAAGCCACTCTCGACGACTACGTCACCCTCCCCCCTCAAGAGAAGCACAGGGTAGACCTCGCCATCACTCAGCACCTTGATCTAACCCCGAAGGATTGGGTTATGGCCATGAATGCACTCACAACAGCGTTGAAGCGGTAACATGAGCGCAGACGGTAACGACACACAGCGACATCCAGGTGGGAGGCCGACAGATTATCGGCCAGAGTTCTGTTCGCTTGTGGTGGAGTACGGAAAGAACGGAAAATCAAGGACATGGATCGCAACTGAACTGGATGTTCATCGCGACACTCTTTACGCGTGGGAGAAGCAGTACCCAGAGTTTTCCGACGCCTTGGCACGTGCGAAGCAATGGGAGCAGCGCTACTACGAAGACGCCGGCCAGGGTGGGATGTACTCGAAAGACTTCAACGCTTCGATCTGGTCCCGCTCAATGGCGGCTCGCTTCCCCGAAGACTGGCGCGAGCGTACCGAGAATGACACCACACTCAAGGCCGGTGGAGATCTGGCCGCATTGCTTGCTCGCGTAGCAACCGGAAACGTCTTCCCCAAAGATGACAACGGCTGACGCTCTCGCCGAACTGCTCGGCAACCGCTGGTGGCGGCTCTGCAATCTCTACCGGATCAAGGACGAGCAAGGGCGTGAAGTCCGCTTTGTCCCTAATGAAGCTCAACGGCAGCTATGGGACGACCTGCACCCGCTCAACGTGATCCCCAAGGCTCGGCAGCTCGGTTTCTCGACGTTCATAGCGATCTTCATTCTCGACACGTGCCTGTTCAGGCCGAACACCGCGGCCGGCATCGTGGACATCACGATCGACGACGCCAAGGGCAAGCTCGAAAAGATCAAGTTCGCCTATGACGGCCTACCGCCTGAGATCCGCGACCAGATCAAGCTGAAGAAAGAGAACGCGCATCAACTCGAGTGGACGAACGGTAGCAACGTATCGGTTGGGACAAGCCATCGCGGCGGAACACTGCAGATCCTTCACGTGTCGGAGTTCGGCAAGATCAGCGCGCAATACCCCGACAAGGCGCGAGAGATCAGAACCGGCGCATTCGGTACGGTCCACATGGGCCAGATGATATTCGTCGAGAGTACGGCCGAGGGTGTCGGCGGCGACTTTCACGCCATCGTTCAGGAGGCGGATTCACAGCAGAAGATCGGCCGCAAGATCAGCCGCCAAGAGTTCATGCTGCATTTCTTCCCGTGGCACAAGAAGGCCGAATACACCGACGACGCGGACGTGACGATACCGCAGGAGCTGGCCGAGTATTTCGCAGACCTCGAAACGAAGCACGGCATCACGCTCACGCAGGGGCAGAAAACCTGGTACGCGCTCAAGCGCAAGCTGATCGGTCCCGACGACATGGGGCGCGAGTTCCCGAGCTTCCTCGACGAAGCATTCGCCGCCAGCGTTCAGGGCGCCTACTTCAAGACGCAAATGAGCAAGGCACGCGAGACCCGCCGCATAGGGTCGGTTCCGCTCGATCCATCCCGGCCGGTCAACACGTTCTGGGACATCGGCAAGGACGACAACACGTCAATCTGGTTCCACCAGTCTCACGGCCAGATGCATCACATGATTGACTACTACGAGAACAGCGGCGAGGGCGTCGAGTTTTACGCCCGCATTCTTCGCGAGAAGGCTGCGGCGCGTGGTTGGAAGTACGGCAAGCACTATGGCCCGCACGATCTCGATAACTCGCATTGGGTGCTGCCGGGGGCTAAGGCCGTCGTCGATGTGGCCCGTGATCTCGGCATCGATTTCATCGTCGTTCCCCGCATCGACAACAAGAACAACGCCATCGAAGCCGCTCGAAACTTCCTCGCCATGGTCTGGATTGATGAGCAGCACTGCACCCGTGGGATTCAATGCTTGGACAACTACCGCAAGAAATGGGACGAGCGCCGCGCGACCTACCGCAGCGAGCCCGAGCATGATTGGTCATCGCATGGGGCCGACGCATTCATGACCGGCGCATGTGGCTTCACGCCTGATTACATTCCGGAGCAGAAGGACCGCTACAGCCGCCGTCGAGCTGGGGGCAGCGCATGGGCGGCATGAGCGACGACGACGACGAACTCGAAACCGAGGGCGCCGAGGAAGGCCAGGACCACGAAGACGAGGAACTGCTGGCCAAGCTGCAATCATGGGAAAAGCAGGCCCGTCAGCACTGGTCGACATGGCGCACTGAATCGCGCCGCGCCTATGACTTCGTCGCCGGCAATCAGTGGAGCCAGGACGACAAGGCTGCATTGCTCGATCAGATGCGCCAGCCGATCGTGTTCAACCGCACCGGGCCGATGGTCGATGCGGTGTTGGGCGCCGAGATCCTCAACCGGCAGGAAGTGCGTTTCGTTCCCCGCGAGATCGGAGACGTGCAGGTCAACGAGGTGATCAGCGCGGCCAACGATTGGGCCAGGGATTTGTGCGATGCCGAGGACGAGGAAAGCGATGCGTTCTCGGACGTGATCGTGTGCGGGATGGGTTGGACCGAAACCCGCATGGACTACGAGATCGACCCGGAAGGCACGATCCGCATCGATCGCATCGACCCGTTCGAGATGTGGAGCGACCCGAGCGCCCGCAAGCGCAACCTTGCCGATCGCCAATTCTGCTATCGCGGGCGCTATCGCAACCGCTCCGATCTGCCCAAGGAATGGAAAGACAAGATCCTGTCGAGCGGCGCCGATGGGGCCGAGGCCGACGCGATGATGAGCCGGGGCCAGACGGGCGCTGGCGACGACTACCAGAACGGCGACCCGGAAGTCTCCGGCGAGGATCAGAACAAGGGCAAGGTCTGGATCAAGCATTTCCAGTGGTGGGAGCTGGAAGAGGCGTTCAAGATCTCCGACGAGCAGTCGGGCCAGTCTGCCACGATGGCGCCGGACGAATACAAGGCGATCGTGGCGCAGTTCATTCAGGTGGGCATGCAGCCGCCGCCCGCGGTCAAGCTGAAGGTGCGCAAATACTATCAGGCGTTCGTATCGGGTGACGTGCTGTTAGAGCCGAAGAGCCCGATCCCCTGCAACCAGTTCACGTTCAATTGCATCACCGGCAAGCGCGACCGCAACCAGGGCACATGGTACGGCATCGTGCGGGCGATGATGGACCCGCAGATGTGGGCCAACAAATGGCTCAGCCAGATCCTGCACATCCTCAACACGTCGTCGAAGGGCGGCGTGCTCCACGAGGAAGGCGCGTTCGTCAACGAGCGCAAGGCGCTAGAGGATTGGGGCAAGCCGGACAGCTTCATCGGCGTCAAGCGTGGCCAGCTCGCCGGCATTCAGGAACGCGAGGCCAAGGCATATCCGCAAGGGCTCGATCGCCTTCTCGAGTTCGCCGTGGGTTCGATGCCCCAGGTCACGGGCATCAACCTCGAATTGCTCGGCCTTGTGCAGAAGGAACAGGCCGGCGTTCTGGAAGCTCAGCGCAAACAGGCCGGTTACGCCATCCTCGCCGTGTTTTTCGATAGCCTTCGCCGCTATCGCAAGATCCAAGGCCGGATCATGCTGCACTTCATCCAGGAGTACATTTCAGACGGCCGATTGATCCGCATCGCGGGCGCTGAATCTGGCGCAGAGCAATACGTGCCGCTGGTGAAACAGGGCGACACCGCCTCGTATGACGTGATCGTCGATGAAGCCCCGATGAGCGCCAACCAGAAGGAAGCCGTCTGGTCGATGATGACCCAGATGTTGCCTATCCTGACCAAGCAGCCCGTGCCCATGCAGGTCTGGCAGGAGTTCCTGCGCTACTCGCCGCTGCCGTCTAGCGTATCGGCCAAGATCGGCAAGGCGCTGGCGGAAGCAGGCCAGCCCGATCCTGCACAAGAGCAGATGCAGCAGGCCGGCCAGCAGCTCGCACTGCGCAAGGAAGCCGCAACCGCAGCGAAGGACGAAACGCAGGCGGTGCTGAACCAGGCCCGCGCTGTGCAAGCGACGAAGCAAGCCTTTCAGCAGACCCTTGAACCGCAACAGCCACCGGGGAACCGACAGTGAGTGACAGCCAAGGAACGATCACGGCAGACGTAGCGGAGGCGGCCGACCCCGCAGAGCAAGCCAAGTGGGATCTGCTCGAAAAGGACGTGAGCGGCGACGAGCCGGAAGCGGAAGCGCCGGAAGCCGAGGCGAAGGAAGAGCCGGAAGCCGTCGAGAAGGTCGAGAGGACCGAGGCCGAGAAGGCGAAAGAGCCGATTCCCTACGAGGAATTGGACAAGCGTCATAAGCAGATCCAAGGTGCGCTCAGCGAAGAGCGCAACCTGCGCCGGCAGGCGGCCGAACGTGCTCAGAACATGGAAGCGGTGTTGCGCCAAGTCGTGGCACAGCGCCAGCAAGCCGCACAGCAGGAAGCCGCGCCCAAGGTTCCGACGATCGAGGAAGACCCGATCGGCTATTTCCAGCACGAACTGGCATCGGCCAAGGCTGAAATCCAGCGCCTGACGCAAGGATCACAGCAGACCGTCGAGCAATTCCAGCGCGCTCAGCACGAGCAGCGCTTCTGGGGCGAGGTACAGCGCTCCGAGCAGGAAATGCGCTCGGCCAATCCCGACTACGACCCGGCCGTCACGTTCCTCGAGGAATCCCGCGTCCGCGAACTCGAGCTGATGATCCCGGACACGGCGCAAGCCTACGCCGAACAGTCTGGATACGAGTCGCCGGCCGCCATGCGCGCTGCAGTGCTCAACAACGACCGGATCACGATCGCGCGGCAAGCCCTGCAGATGCAGATGTCACCGGCCGAACTCTACTACAAGATCGCTCATCAGCGCGGCTACAAGGCAGCGGCTCCCGCCGTGCCTCAGATCTCGCGCAAGGCGACCGCTCAGGCCACGCCGATTACGGCAACCAAGGCCGGCATGGCGGCGTCCAAATCGCTTTCCGGTGGTGTCGGCGGCACGTCGAACGTGATGACGGCCGACGACCTCGCCCAGCTCTACCTTGACGACCCGGACAAGGCCGACAAGGAATTCAAGCGCATGAAGAATGCAGGATTGCTCGGCTGATCGGGGCCGTCTAACCCGATACTCATGTTGCCTACCGCGTTTTGAGACTTTCGGCCCCATCGAGCCGTCCAATCGATGCTGCCAGCCTGCCGGCGTCAAGAGCAGAGCACCGCGCACTAACCCCAACAAGCCACACAGAAAGGATGCCACGAGATGGCAGTAACTAACTATGGCGTGAACGCCAACGAGGCGGTCAAGCTGTGGTCGCGCAAGCTCGCTCACGAAGCCTTGAAGGCGACCTACATCCAGAAGTTCATGGGCGAGGATGACAGCTCCGTCATCCAGATCCGCAACGACACGAAGAAAGGTCCAGGCGACCGGGTTCGCGTCACGCTCCGCATGCAGCTCACCGGCGACGGTATCCAGGGCGACAACACCTTGGAAGGCAACGAAGAGGCGCTGACGACCTACACCGACGATTTCGTCATCAATCAGCTTCGCCACGCTGTCCGCAGCGCCGGCAAGATGAGCCAGCAGCGCGTGCCGTTTTCGGTACGTGAGGAGGCGATGAGCGGTCTTCGGGACTGGTGGGCCGATCGGTGGGATACGTGGTTCTTCAACCAGATCTGCGGCTACACCCCGCAGAGCGATACCCGCTACACCGGCAACAACACCGTGACGGCACCGTCTGCCGGCCGGAAGATCTTCGCCACCGGCTCAGCTGACGAGACCGTCAACGCCGACAACACGAAGGTCATGACGTTGAGCCTGATCGACAAGGCGGTAGAGGCGGCCAAGGTCGCAACACCGCTGATCCGTCCGATCAACATCAACGGCGGCAAATACTACGCCATGTTCCTGCACCCGTATCAGGTCACGGACCTGCGCACGAGTACGAGCACGGGCCAGTGGTTGGACATCCAGAAGGCGGCGATGTCAGGCGGCAAGGTTGGCGAGAACCCGATCTTCACCGGCGCCCTCGGCGTTTACAACGGCGTTGTTCTGCACGAGGCCATCCGCGTCACGCAGGGCGTGCACTCGACCACGGGCGCTGCTCAGACGAGCACGCGCCGCGCGGTTCTGTGCGGCGCTCAGGCCGGCGTCTGCGGCTTCGGACAGGGGCATTCCTTCAAGGAGTACTCGTGGAACGAAGAGCTGTTCGACTACGGCAACCAGCTCGGCGTCGAGGCCGGCTGCATCGGCGGTCTGAAGAAGTCGATCTATAACTCGGTCGACTTCGGCACGATCACCGTCAGCACCTACGCCGTCGCGCACTAAGAGAGGGGATCAAACACAATGGCTACTCCTGCAACTGATCTCCGCTTGAACGCGGTGCACTATCTTCGTGTGCCGATCAGCTACGCGGATCTTACCGGCAAGGTCTACACGCTCGGCGTGATCCCGGCCGGATCGCTGGTGCTTCGCGGTGGTGTGTGCGTGACCACCGTGTTCAACGCCGCGACCACGAACCTGCTCGACATCGGCACATCTGCTGATGACGACGGGTTCGCAACGGATCTCGCGTTGGGTACGGTCGGCGTGATCGTGGTCGACGAAATGGCGACGAGCAATGACGCCTATGTGACCAGCGATACCACCATCGAGTACATCCCGAACCCGACGTACTACTCGTAATGTCCACGTTCGGGACCATGAAAACGCGCATCGCGGATGAGATAGTCCGCGATGATCTCTCGTCTCAGATCGCGAACGCGGTGATTTCCGCAATCGCGATCTGGGCGCCGACGCGGTTTCACTTCAACGAAAAGCGCTATCTGCTGACGACGGTGGCGAGCCAGGAATACTACGCCCTGTCGTCACTGACGAACACGGACGGCAGCGCGATCGGAACCGGCGAGACGCTCGTCGAGGTGGACAGCTTCACGCTGACCTACAACGACCAGCCTTATGTGCTCGACGACCGAACGCAACAGTGGATCGACCGGGAGCAGGCGCCGGCCGCGACTTATACAGGCCAGCCCGCGTTCTTCGGGTTCTTCGGCGATCAGATCCGCTTGGCGCCGATCCCCGATGCGGCCTATGTGGGCACGATTTCAGGGCTGGCGCAGCTCTCCACGCTCTCGGCCGAAGCGGACAGCAACGCCTGGATGACGGAGGGCGAGGGGCTGATACGCGCCCAGGCCAAGATCATGCTTTACCGTGACATCGTGCGGGACATGGAAGGCGTCAGCCTCGCCAAGGACGCGCTGGCTGAAGCGTATGGACCGCTCGAACGCAAGATGGCGGCCAAGGCCACGACCGGGCGCATAGCGCCGTGGACGCTCTGACATGCCTGATACCATCGCCTTCGCCGAATGGACGCCGGACCTTCCCAGCCGCAAGAACGGCGCAATGGAAGCGCTCGGCGTGGTCTCGATCGCCGGCCATTATGCGCCGTTCCGCGCCTTTACCGACTACGGCGGGGCCAATGCTGCAACGGCTGGCATCTGCCTCGGTTTGAAGGGCGTTTACGACAGCAACGGCGACGGGTTCATATTCGCGGGCGATGCCACCAAGCTCAATCTGCTCGTGTCTCGCGTGGCAACCGACAAGAGCAAGTCGGGCGGCTACTCGCTCGGAACCGAGGATTGGTGGCAGTTCGAGCAGTTCGGCGACTACGTGGTCGCTGTTGCCCGTGCACACGCGCCGCAAGTCTACCAGCTCGGCGTTTCGTCGGCGTTCGCCAATCTCGCAGGATCTCCGCCGCAAGCAACGAGCGTTGCCCGTATCAACGACTTCCTGATGATGGGGAAAGATTTCACGGTCTACTGGTCCGCATTCAACAACATCACCGATTGGACGCCTAGCGCTACCACGCAATCTGGAACGCAGCTGCTCGACCAGGCGCAAGGCAAGATCCAGTGCATTGTCCCTGGTGAATATGCGGCAATATTCCAGGAACGCGCGATCCGGCGCGCGGTTTACGTCGGCCCCCCCGTGATCTGGGATTTCGGACAGGATGCCGTCGAGACGAAGCGCGGCGCGATCGGTCCCAATGCGGCCGCACGGTTCGGCGGGAGCGTGTTTTTCGCGGCCGACGACGGGTTTTACGTGTTCGACGGCAACTCGAGCACGCCAATCGGTTCGGGCAAGGTCGATGCCTACTTCCAGCGCCGGCTCAACTACGGCTACCGCCATTGGGTGCAGGTCGGCATCGACACGATCAACAAATTCGTGGTGTTCGGCTTCCCTGCGGGCTCGTCGTCCACCATTTCTGAGCTTCTGATCTACTCGTTGACGGATGGCCGGTGGACACACGACGAGGTTGACCTCGAGGTGATTGCCGACATGCCGGTGGAAGCGCTGACGGTCGACAATTTCGAGCTTTACGAGCCGTCAGACGATCTCGACTCGTCCAATCTCGATTCGATCAACATCGACAGCAACGTGTTCGACGAAAAGCGGCGTTTGCTGGCCGGCGTTACGATCACTAATCACCGGATCGGGACGTTCACGGGCGGAAACCGGCAAGCCATCGTCGAGACCGGGGAATTCGAGCCGGCTGCTGGTAAACGCGCGCTGGTGACGGAAATCTGGCCGGTGGGCGACTTCGAGGCGGCCAATATCTCGGCCTCGGTCGGCTATCGCCGGGCGCTTCCGGGTGCGTCGGTGGCCTACACCCAAGCTACGGCGATGAACCGGGTAGGCTACTGCCCCCAGCGCATGGATGCGCGGTTTCTCAGGGCACGACTGAACGTCTCGGCGGGCGCAATCTGGACGCGGCTCGAAGGCGTGCATCATACCAGCATTTTGACAGGAGGAAGGTGATGGCGAACGGCAACATCTGGCCATCGCCGAGCGGATCGGGCCAACAGCAGCTCTACGACTTCTGCAAGCGGCTCGCGCTCCTGCTCACGACAGAGACCTACAAGGACTACACCACGCGCTCGATCACGCTGACGGCCGGAACCACGACCAGCGTTGCCTGGGCCGGCATGAGCGCCGATCACCGCGTCTCGATCACGCCGACGAGCTCCGCCGCAGCCGCATTGAGCCCCTATGTCTCAGCCCGAACCGCAGGAACCGGATTCACGCTCACCCATGGCGCTGCAGCCGGAACCGAAACCTTCGACTGCATCGTCATCCGCTAGGCTGATCCCGGTCCCGGCGCCGCGCGTGGATCTGGTGTGGCCGTATCTGGTGGGGTTCATCGACGCCGCAGTCAAGGCGACGGCAAGCGTACAGAGCGTCGAGCGCATACGAGAGAAGATTGACGCCCGCGATATGCAGCTTTGGGCCATCCGAAGGGGGAGCCGAACAGTCGGCGCGGTGGTGACTGAGATCTATGACACGGCAGCAGGGAAAACCTGCGGTGTTCCATATCTCGGCGGTACGGGGATGGTGGATTGGCTGCACCTGCTCGACCAGATCGAGGCATGGGCCAAGGCCAACGGGTGCGTCAGAGCTGAAAGCGTCTGCAGGGTTGGTTGGGAGCGCGCGTTGAAGCGTTTCGGTTGGGAAAAGATCACGATCACGGTGGCCAAAGCGCTATGACGACCTCGAAGACGACGCAGAGCGAAAACAAGACCCAGAAGACCGACCCATGGGCACCCGCACTTCCGAGCGTCGAGCGGGGCTTGTCGGCGGCAAACGACGTGTTCACGCAACGGCAAGGGCAACAGTTCTTCCCAGGCCAGACATACGCCAATTTCGCCCCTGAAACCGAGCAGGCGTTGTCCGGCATGGCCAATCGCGCGCAAGCGGGCTCGCCCCTGGTCAAGAGCGCTCAGGGCATGGTTGGGGATACGCTCAACGGGAACTATCTCAGCGCTGGCAACCCGTACTTTTCGCAGATGTCCGATCGGATCACCTCCGAGGTGCTGCCCTCGATCACGTCGCAATGGGCCAAGGCAGGCCGCGGCACGGGCAACGGGCAAGTGGTCGAGGCTGCATCACGCGGGCTCGGCGATTCCATCGGGCAGCTGGCCTATCAGAACTACGGCCAAGAGCGATCGAACCAGATGCAGGCGGCCAACATGGCGCCGACGCTGGCAAATCAGGACTACGCCGACATGGAGCGGTTGCTCGGCGTCGGGCAGATGCGGCAAGACCAGACACAACGCGGCATCGACGAGCAGATGGCACGCCATCAGTATGCCCAAGACCAGCAGGCCAACGCGTTGCGCGAGTTTCAAGGGTTCACGAACCCGGTTGCTCAACTCGGACAGACCTCGACCAGCCAGGGCACGACGACGACGCAGCAGCAGCAGAGCCCGGCACAACTTGCCATCGGCGCCGGCATGATGGGCGCTAGCATGATGACCGGGGCGGGGCCGCTGGCTGGAATGATGGGCGGCATGGGCGGTGCAGCGGGCGGCGGTCTCAGCGCTGGCATGATGCAGGCGATGCAGAATAACCCGCAGATGCAAGCGCTCGCGTTCGGGCGCCGATGATGGGTCTTCTCCCCGAATTCAACACGCGCGTTCGGGCATTGATGGCGGCGGCAAAAGAGGCCGGCTACGATCCCCGCATCACGTCGGGATACAGGTCGGATGCCGATCAGCTTCGAGCTATCGACAGCGTATCGCGCAACGTCAACGGTCGGCCGGCGTCGTTCGTCGAATACTCGCGCGGCATTCCAGGCTATGCGGCACCGGTCGGGAAAAGCAACCATCAGCGCGGCGAGGCGGTGGACTTCGGCACCGGTCCCTCACTCGACTGGATGAGGCAGAACGCGGGCGCCTATGGTGTGCAGTTCCCCTCGAGCCTCGCCAAATCAGACCCGGTTCACGCCGAGGTTGATCCCAACTTCTGGGGGCCGGTGCAAGACCCGAACGACCGCGGCGCACCGGTTCAAGTCCCCGCATCAGCGCAGCCCGACCCAGCCAAGACCGCGAACTATCAGCCTAGGCGCGGCGGCATGAGCGCGGCACAGCCGATGATGGCGCTCGGCGGTCCTAAAGACGAACCCACAGGAGGCCAGCCCATGGCGCTGTACGATCCGCAGAACCAAGGCTTCAGCCTCGATAATTGGGTGTCGTCGCCGCTGTTCCAGATGGGCGCGGGCGTGCTCGGCGCTCCCAACATCGGTCAAGGTCTGATGCAGGGATCGAAGGCGGCAAGCGACTTCGCATCGGCACGGCAGAAGCAAATGCGGGAAAACGAACTGTTCCCGCTGCAAAAGCAGCAATTGCAGGCTGAGCTTACCAAGGGCGCTGAAATGCTGCCTCTGCAGAAGCAGCTCATGCAAGCCCAGATCACCAAAGCCGCAGAGCCGCCGTCGAGCGACGACATTCGCGAATTCCAGTTCGCTAAGAAAGACGGGTACACGGGCGGCTTTTCCGACTGGATGAAGCAAAAGCGCGAGATGAACGGCCAGACGGCGCAGCAAGTCACGTGGGGCACCGACGCTCAGGGCAACTACGTGGCGATGCAGGCCAGCCGGGATGGCAAGCTGGTGCAATCGCAGCTACCGCAAGGCGTGGTTCCGGTTCCTGCCGAGGTGCTGGCCTATCGCAAGACGCAAGCCAATCAGCAGGGCGAAGCGAGCGGCAAGGCCAAGGCCAATCTGCCCGTCGTCGAGACGAACGCCAAGCTGATGAAAGACGCGCTCGACGCCGTAGAGAACGATCCATATCTGCCGACCATGACCGGCTTTGCGGCCAACTACAGGCCAAACCTCAGCAAAGAGGCTGTTGCCTCGCAAGCGCGCATCGATCAGGTGCAGGGCAAGGCGTTTCTGCAAGCGTTCGACGGTCTGCGCGGCGGCGGCGCGATCACGGAAGCTGAAGGCGCGAAGGCAACGGCCTCGATTTCCCGGCTTCAGGCCATGGCGGTCGGCACCGAAGAGTACAAGAAAGCGCTCAACGACGTTCGCAAGGAAATCGACGCGCTGGTTGCGCTCGCGCGGCAGAAGGCCAGCGCACCCGAGCCGTCCTATACCGTGCGGCCACCGGCACAGCAGGGCCAGCCAGCACAGGCGGCACCGCAAGGAACGGTTGACCTCGGCAACGGCATCAAAATCCGCAGGCTCGACTAATGGCAAAATACGAAGTCGAAGCCCCGGACGGCGGAAAATACGAAGTCGAGATGCCGGAAGGGCTCTCGCCGGAGGCTATGCGTTCCAAGCTCGAGGAAACTTTCGCGACGCTCGGAATCAAGGCGAACCGGGTAGATAGCAGCGCCGGCAAGTTCGCCGCTCCGGGTGTCGCCCCGAAATATCCGGGTCTCGACTTTGCGCAGCCGGTCCCCCAGGTGCGCGCTGCAATCCAGGCCATGCCGGAAGCTAATCGCAAGGGCGCGTTCAACGAGTGGGCTAAGCAATACGTCGCCAAGGAACGGCAGGGCGGCGGGATCATGCAAGGCGTTCGGGACTTCGGCCGCAACCTAGCTCGCGGAACGCCGGTCGGATCGTGGCTCGACGAGGCCAATGCCAAGACAGCAGAACTATTCTCAGGAACGCCTTACGACGAG